AGCAGCACGGTACACATAGGCCATTGACTGCCCCGCCCCTAATAGGGTTATAGTGTTGTTAAGCGTCTGGCCCGTGTTGGCAGCGACTGTCAGCGCGGTGATTTGCTGCGTGCTGCTGAACGTGATGACCATGCCGTCAGCGGGTGCGGCGGGCATCGTAATCGTTCCCGTTGCCAGCATACCAGCGGGGTTCATTAACAGCGTCTGGACACCAGCCGCAAAGGTGTAGCTGAAGCCCGTAGTCGGGACTTGGTAGTCGTAGGACTGGAGCAGTCCGTTTGTTCCTGATAGTACAGCGGTCATGGTTTACACCTTTGGATATTTAGCTTTAACTGCTTGGCAGTCGGCGATGTACTTGTCAATCTGCGCTTGGTCGCCCTTGACTACGCCGTCAAGGTAGTCGGTCATAGGTGGATACTCCGCAGCACGCTTGCGCTTGTATGCAGTGAGGTCTACCCAAGCAGCAACTGCGGCAAGGTCAATCTCTACCTTGTTGCCATTAACATCAAATGCTTCGTCTTCCACAGTCTTAACAACTTGTGGGTAAAGTGTGTAAACAGCTTGTGCATTCATCATGCCGCAATCTCCGTGATGGTTATGGTTGACGCATAGACTCCGCCAAATTTTCTTGAACCGCTACTGTTACCATTAAAAGTAACTGTCCCCGCATCACCAGACCCTCCACGAACTCTAAATGTAGTGCTGGAAGTTGTTCCCGAAGTAGCATAATGAGTTATGCACAGAGGCATCTGACCACCTGAGTTTGGAACTTGACTTGCTGCCGCCGCCAATGCGTCTGCTGTTGAATCTCTAAATAAAGCGGCATATATGCCAGCAGTAGAGACCGAATGATTTAAATATACAATAACATCAATTCTTAATTTAGAGGTTGCTGATGTCGGTGTGATTGCTAAAGTTAAAAATTCAGCACCCTCTGTAATTTGAGGAATGGTATCGTCACCGGGAAGAAGTGTTGTTGTAGTTGCTACTGCTCCGGACTGAACATTCACAACTTGCAGCACCGAACCTGCTGGCAATGCTGTTCCAGAACCCAATGTTTTGTTCGTCAGCGTCTGCGTAGCGTCCGTACCCACTAGCGTGGTGGTGGCTGCGGGCAGCGTAGCCGTGAAGCTGCTGGCGCTGTTGGGCGAGGCAATGGTGAATACACCAGCCCCCGCTGCATTGCCTGAAAGTGCGATTGAACTCATGTGTTCTCCTTAGACGATAGACCAGACAGATCCGGTAGGCACAGTAACTGTAGCGCCAGAGGCTACAGAGATAGGGCCAAATGAACCGGCGTTTGTACCAGCGGTGATGCTGTAGCTAGTATTCACAGTCTGTCCATTTTGATAGAAAACCTGATCACCACCTGCTCCAGTAGCGCCGCCGCCAATAGAACCCCATGCCGTGGTGTAGCCCTCAAAAGAACCCGTGCTGCTGTTGTATCGGATGTATCCCGCTGCGCCTGTAGGACGCTGTGCTGTAGTTCCGTTGGGCAGCAGCATTGCATCCGTGCCACTAACTGCTAGTGTGACTGCTGGAGCGGCTGTGCCAATTCCCACTTTACCAGTAGCGTCTTTATAGAATTGACCACTGCCTAGATTAACAATCCCCGTACCGCCTGTTAGCGTGGTGCTGTAGGTGAGGGAGGTAAATGAGCCAGTGTTGGTTGTGGTTGCTCCAACAGTGCCGTTGATGTTGATAGATGCTGTGCCGGTTAGGTTGGTCACCACACCAGACGCTGGCGTTCCCAAATTAGGGGTGACAAATGTGGGGGAGGTGGCAAAGACCAGTGAGCCTGTGCCTGTTTCATCCGTAACGGCTGCTGCGAGGTTAGCGCTAGATGGCGTAGCCAAAAATGATGCTACGCTTGCACCTAGCCCGCTAACACCTGTAGAAATTGGCAAGCCGGTGGCGTTGGTTAAGGTTGCACTTGAGGGTGTACCAAGGGCTGGTGTGACCAAGGTGGGGCTGGTAGCAAACACCAGAGCGCCAGATCCTGTTTCATCCGTAACGGCTGCTGCAAGATTGGTTGAGCTTGGCGTAGCAAGGAAAGTTGCAATACCCGTACCAAGACCGCTAACACCCGTGGAAATCGGTAGGCCGGTGGCGTTGGTTAAAGTTGCGCTAGAAGGCGTTCCAAGTGCTGGTGTTACCAGTGTGGGAGATGTGGCAAACACTGCCGATCCACTGCCTGTTTCGTCTGTCAAAGCAGCAGATAAGTTAGCTGATGTGAACGACCCCAGCAATGTGGCGTTTCCTGTCGATGTGATTGCACCCGTCAGGTTGGCATTGGTAGTCACGTTCCCTGCTGTTAGACCAGCAGCAGTCCCTGTGATATTTGTTCCAACCAGCGCTGATGGTGTACCAAGGGCGGGGGTGATGAGTGTTGGTGATGTGGCAAACACAAGATTGCCAGTTCCAGTTTCGTCAGATATTGCAGAAGCTAAGTTTGCTGAACTAGGAGTAGCCAAGAACGTAGCAATCCCTGTACCCAAACCACTAATACCTGTACTTACTGGAAGTCCTGTTGCGTTTGTTAACGTAACTGAAGTGGGTGTTCCCAACACAGGAGTGACCAGTGTTGGAGACGTAGCTAAAACATTGTTGCCAGTACCTGTGTTGGTCACGCTCACTATGTTCTTACTAGCATCCAGTGCTAGGGCTGTGGAAGCTGTCAGGCTAGACAAAGTGGTAGTGCTACTAGCGCTTAGTGTGGTGAATGCACCAGTGCTGGGTGTTGTCGCTCCAACAGTCCCGTTATGTGGCCCTGCAAATGCAGTGCTGGCTGTAATGGTTGTGCCAGTGATGGCGGCTGGTGCTGTCCCACCAATAGCAGGAGGCGAAGCTAAGTAGGTACTGAAACCAGCACCACTCACAGTGGAGCTAGCGCTTAGTGTGGTGAATGCGCCAGTGCTTGCTGTCGTTGCTCCAACAGTACCATTGATAGGGCCAGAGAATCCACCAGCGGTGATTGTCCCAACAACATTACCAGCACCACTAAAATAAAAATCTTTAAACTTTAAAGCACTAGTACCAATATCAACTGTTGCTGTTATCTTTGGAGCGAAGTTAGTGCCTGTAGCTACGATGTCTTGAGCAGGGCCAATCTTCGTAATTGGCTGTCCTTCAGCCGTACTTCCATCATGTGCATGACCTACTGTAGCGCTAAACGCTAGGGCAATAGCATCGTACTCGCCATCCAAGTCAGCGGCGTTGATAATATTACCATCTGCAATATTGTTAGGTGTGTCTGCGCGAGTATATCCTGTCATACTTTTCCTTAGCGTCTATCGTGGACGGAGTATTCTAATGTAGCTGCGTCCAACGAAAAAGGAGGATCTGTTCCTTCCGACACAAACTGCAATGATACAGCAAAACCAGATCCAATTAGTTGAGTTTCAAAAAGTTTCTTCAATTTAGTACCGTATGTAGTTGTACCATATTTTGCTGTAGCAGACCCATAAAAACCTACGGCAGTTGTTGTATTTGTTAAAGAGATGGCATTAGGTTGGATACTTCCTAATGTGTCAAAGTCAAACTTCATGCTTACATTTACATTTACACTTCCTCTAGGATCTGTGTAAAGGAACAGCTTATACATTGTCTTTCTAAGTCTGGCATCGTCCATGAATACAAAGGGTGTGGAGAAGTAAGCTGTGATGTTTTCTCCATCAAAGCTACTGCCACTTTCCATTTGATATACATAGCCGTCAACATTAGAAAACACAACAGTTTCTGTAGCGTTTACATAATTGGAGTCTGCAACATAAGCTTTGATACCAGACAGTTCTCCCCATGAGATACTGCTTGTGTCGTTACTTGCTGTTTGTGTTCCTAGGATTCCCTTAGTGCTAGCTGCTGTTACAGAATCAGAGAAGCCAAGCAATCTGTATTGTGATTTCTCTTTGATCAATATGCTGGAAAAACTAGAACAAGTAGCAATAAGATCAGTTAGTTGAGTTTGTATAGGTTTAGATACCAGCCCTAAACTGAAGTCACCAACTCTATCAGTTAGACTGAATAGACGTAAACCGTCTGGGCCTAAGAAAATAATATCTCCACCCATCTCTTGAATTGTGTCGGGTGCTACACATCCAACATTTCTTGTGATGGGTTGCAGAACAAAGTCAGCTATTGTATTACCAACTATTTGACTAATTGTTCTCTCTGTAAAAATTACAAGCGCTTCCCTGAATACAATTAATCCAGTGACTTGAGCGCCAACAGAAATCACTCCTCCTCCATTTACGGCAGTGAGATCGGAATCAGTATATGGTGCTGTAAAAGTGAGTGTGTTTCCTTTAGCAAAGAACAATTGGTTCTTATGGAAAGCAATAAATTCTGCACCTTCTAAATCTGTTGATCCTGTAACTTCAGAAAAGTCAGTGCCATCATATATAAATGGGTAATTATAACTATCAACACCAGCTATTTTTTCAGTGCCAGCAATTCTATATTTTGTAAACCGTAGCTTTACTTGATTGCTTCTATCAGCAGAAAGCCAAGTAATAGCAGCGTTATCTGCTGGACTAGAAGCTAAAGCAGGATCAATAGATAAGGTTGTTCCACCACTTACTACAGTGGGGTTAGCTAACACTGTATAGATTTTATTGACACCAGCAATAGTAAAAGTATCGCCCTGTCTAGGGCCACTATTAGAAATTCCGTCAATTATTAAAGAAGCTCCGGTCTGCCCTGCTCCATTAACCAGCACCGTTCCATAGGATGGCTTGCTTATCTTTGTCCAAGTAGTTCCAGTGGAAGAATAAATATCCCCGCCTCTAGCAGCTAAAGTTTTTCCTTGCCAAGAAGCAAGCCCCACTATCTTTCCACTCTGAGAAGTAAAAGTAAGACTAGCTTTGTCAGCAGGACTACTTGCCAACGAAGTTGTTAGTGTTAGTGTTACTCTCTTATTTGTATTGTCATAGGCTACACCACCACTAGCAATTGTGTATGTACCCGTAACTCCAGAGATAGTAAACACTTCTCCTTGTATAGGAGCAACAAAGACATTACCTACTATTAAGATAGTTCCTGTTTGACCTGAACCATGTACCTTTGGTTCTCCATGAGAAGGAACAAAGCTATTGGAATATTTTGCAAAGCCCTCAATTCTTTTATATCCACCAGTAATGGAAGGCTCAAAGTTTTTAAGAATGCGGGCGCTTCCGGGTAAGTTAACACCCTGCTGAAGTGGAGATAAATTGTTTACAAGTCCACCCTTGAACTCGAAAGAATAAGTCTTCCATGCGTCTGCCATATTACTTTACCCTGTCTCCAAAGGATCTAACAGATCCACTAGCAGGAACAATCATTCCAGATCTAACATAGCTGTAGCGATTGACAAGCATGCTACGCATACGTTTTATCCCCTCTTCATATTTTTGCTTAGAGATGCCAGCAGATTGTTCATTGCCTCTGAACATATAGGCGTAGAACATAGCACCGTCTGCAATGACATGTCTGAATCTTTCTGGGATATCGGGGACATCATCATGGCTTTCTAGATCAACGGGTATTCTGTAATACTCATAAAGCAATTCATATGCTTGATCAGGGGCAGGAATAACACCATATTCTAGGCTAGGTGTTTGAAAGACAAAGGTAGGCACTGTCCTTTTATTTGTCTCTGCTGTATATTCGTGATCAATGTATCTGTCTAGATAGTCTTCATAAGAAATTGGAGACAGCTTTACTGTTCTGTTTCCAAAAGTAGCGTCCTCTTTAATTCTAAAAGAATCAAAATCAATTGTGTTTGCATCAGTTGGATATGCATATCTAATTGTTCCAGCAGACAGGGTTTCCTCTGCTAGTACATGATTAAAAGGCCATTCGTAATGAGTGTGATTGATATCCCGAATAGCTGTATTCACTGAGTCTTTAACTCTTGCATAAAATCCTGTAGATGTAGAAAAATTAGAAGAGGTGAGTTCAACCTCATTAAAGCTTCTGTTTATCTCATTAGTTAAGTCAAGAAAATTGTAAGCCATATTATTGTTCCTTAACTCTAAGTCTAACCACGCGCTCTGAAACCTTCCCTGTGTTATCAGTAATTTGACAAGTAAATTTATATTCTGTATTGTTTGTACCTAATCCAAGATTAATTGTAGCAATATCGTCAGTAATTGTTTGAGACACATTCTTTATTCCATATACTGTGTTACCAGCAGTGATGGCTGTTTTAACACCAGAGGCATCGTCCACAAACCAAACAACAGAACTAAGAGCAGCCGCTCCCAGCCATCTTGACCAATCTACACTGTAGTCAAGAATTTCATCTGGATCTTTATTAGGCCATCTAAACGACATTATTTTTCCTTAAACTACCAGCACACTTCTATCCGAAGAAGTTATTTTTCTATACATGTACGCTTTTCTAGCGTACTAACGACACATGAGATGTACGCATTCCTGTAGTGGATGTAGCCTCAACATAAACTTTCCTAATATCCTGTGCCACTATCGCTGTCCTGTCTTTACTCAGTGTATGTCTCTCAACATATACTGTTCTATTTCTGGAATACTGAGAAGGTATTCTAATACTACCAAGGTAAGTTATACCAGATACACCACCAAGTGGTACAACAATACCTACTGCTACGCTGAAACTTTGAATACTCGCTGTAGCTTGCACTCCAGACAGAGCGTAAGCATTGCCCCAAACAACAGACCCAACTGCACCTGTAGCCTGCACTCCTGTCGTTGCGACGGTAAAACTAGGCGTTAAATAGCCAATGTCAGTTGTTGATAACACACTGGACAGTGTACAGGCATTTGCAAATCCAACAGAATCGACTGTGCCAGTGGCTTGTACTCCCGTCACTGCAAGGTTAAAGTTAAAAGTTAAAGAGCCAACTGCGCCCGTAGCCACTACACCAGACAGTGCCGCCAACGTGCCAAAGTTCCA